CCTGTTTGTCCAGAAAATTGGGTAACAACTACCCAAGTAAATGCTACAGATGTAGTACCTGTAACCCATGCTCCCTCACTGTTAAATGCTGTATCAATATTAGCCTGTGTACTAGAATTAAAAGTTGTTATAAAACGTGATTGTCCATTTATCGTAATTCTGCATTCCCTAAACTTTGCGTTTTGTGCTGTAGAAAAATTAATAACCGTACCTCCTGCTGTTATAGTAGCAGTGCCAGTTCCTGCAATTGTTGCTAGTGTAAATCTACTATCAATTACATTTGTAGTCTGTTTTACTTGTAATACAGAAGGAGCGTGTTGTGGGGCTATATGTTTTGCAACGTTCATCATACTAAATCACCAGCTAATTGATAAACATCTGTCATAATATATTCCAACTCAAATGCACTATGTTGTGCAACTGACTTTAATAAATTGTCTCTGCTATTTATTGTTGTAGAACTTGGTACAACTGTTACCATTCCTGTACCAATTACATGAACTCTAATTGTGAAACCAATAGGAACAGTCAAAGCTGGTACAGTAAAGTTGCCCGCAGTAGTTGAGTTGTAAACATAAGTAATACCAGAGTAACCCCCTGCAATAGTATTATTAACGTCTGTTTGAGTTATTGACCAAGAAGCTGTTTTATTAATTATAAATCTAGTACCTATTGTTGTGGGTATTGCTCCACCTCCTACTTGAACATAAGCACTACCTGACCATCTATAAGTTAAATTCGTATCTAAAGCAACATATATTTTACCTGTCTCACCAGTTGCAGGAAAACTAGCTAAATTTGCAAATTCAAGTATATCATCCACCTCAGTACCTGTAATACCGACACCTACCAATCTATAAGAGTCTGGATAGAAATTCCTCAAACATACATATAATCCACCTCCTACATCACCTGACTGCAATGGTGTACCATCTTGACGATTAAGAGGCAAAGTTTGCCCTGCTATTGTTAAAGTACTTGCCCCTGTAGGTCTGTACCCTGCGTATTGTGTAGAAAAAGATATTAAAAACATGTAAGGCAGATCTGTAAAACCTGCAATGACAAAATTATTTCCAGCGTGTGAATTATCTGCATATTTTGCAATTTTATCAGATAGTATGTCTATATAGTTTGGCACTGAATCTACAGCCCAAACGTAACTATTAGTTAGATCGTCCGCAGCTCTAGCAACTGTGACAAATTGACCAGCTTTAGCAGCTAATGACCCATTCATTACGCCATTTACTTTACGGCCTTCTCCTTGAAATACGCAATCTGCAGTTAAGGCATATGTTACTTTATATGGAGTGTTAAAAATAGTTGCTAAGTTGCCGCCATAAGTAACGTATCCGTGTATTTTTTCTTGATTAGTATCAATTTCTGTTTTAGAATAATAATTTTCTGCGTCTGCTTTGCTTGCTAAAGTAGTTGCTAATGCGTCTGTCCACCATCTACGAGTAGGGCTTAAATTACTCACATTAGCAGAATCTAAGTTGGTAAGGTTTACCCCACTCAATGCAGGTATCTGTCCTGACCCATTTAGTAACAGATAACCATTTCCCATATTAGCATTAGTGATTAATGCTGTGTATAAAGCATCAGTAAATGAGCTGGGCTGAGATTGATAAGCACTTTTAATTTGACTGCCTGTCATTACTGCATTGAGCAAATCAGGGTCAGATATTTTTATATCATTTGCATCTCTATTGATGCCTAATGTAGTACATTTATACAATGACCATTTGCCATCCCCATCGTCAAGTACAAATATTGAAGTTGGCAATTTAGTAACATTGTAGGCATTTCTTGCTGCTGTGGTTGCTACAGTTACCTCACTTTGACTTGCTACAATTAGATTGTACAGTTTTAGTAAGTTGTCCCCTTCAGTACTAACACCTGCTCTTAGTGCAGTAATTAAGCTATTAGCAAATGCCTCTGTTTGTTGCTTAGTTGCTGCCCCTAAGTTAGCAGTTGCATCTGCTGCTAGTATAACTGCACCTGTAAAGGTTTCACCTGCTTTATTTGCAGGTGTGTATGGTGCCGAGGCTAAGTCTTTGTTTGCATCAACAACTAACCAAGTACTTGCTATAGTAGAGCTAAATCTTGGTGCGAGAGTAAATGTTATTTTTTGAGCAAAAGTCTGCACTTGCGTTTTTACCCATATCCACCATGCAGTCAAGTTTCCAGAAGTAACAACTCTACTTGAATTAGTATTACTTTGGATATTTGCATCTGTATCAAGTTGAGCTATGCCTTTGGTTGCGATTGTTGCATCCTGTATAGTAGGTACATTACCAGCAACGTAGTTTTCTAATGTTTGTAAATTTACAGCATCCAAATCACTCTTAGGGTCAGCAACTTTAAATGTTGTAATATCGTCTACATCATTTATTGCAGCCATGCCTACTGTATAGTTACCAACTGAAACTAAATCAGAAATAATTTCTATAGAGGCTTCTTTAAATATATAAATAGAGTTATTGGTAAATACTACGTGTAGGGGCAAACCTTCAAAATTAGTATGCACTTTTTGGTAATCAAATGATACCTTATCCGATAAATAGATTACATCTTCAACTATCTTAAAGTACTTACCTGCTTCAACTTTAGCCACATTCTCAAAGTCTGGTATTTGTTGAAGCACTCGTAAACCGTTTTTATATTTTTTACTGTCTCCTAAATTTATAAAATAGTCATTCTCAGAAGTGTAAAAAGAGATAACAGGTATATTTTGATTATAAGTAGGAACACCACCATTTTCATCTAAATCATAGCCGTTTGATGGCTCTTCCCATCTAGCTAGTTCAGCTAAGGTAGTGCTGTACGTAAATACATTAGCTTTAAAATAGGTATTACCATATATACCATAATAAGATATATACCTAACAACCACTATATTGTTATTGTCTAGTATAGTTAGTTTTAGATAAAACGGACGATTAGGCCAATTAATATTTGAATTACCTAAACTTACTGTAAAAGTACTGCCTTTATTTGCAGATCTAGAAATAAAACACTCACCGCCAGGGCCCTCTCCAGCAACCACTAAAACATTATCCTTTGCTGCTATTCTTAGATTACCAACTAAGGCTGGCGTGCCTGAAACAATATTATAACCTGTTACCACCGTAAAAGTAGGCATTGAGCTATAACTCTCACTTTTATAGACAGTAAAAACACCTGCACTGTCTACTACTATGTAGCAAGTGTCATCGTTTGTAAATTGTATGTCTATAATAGTTCCAATAATTTCTTCATCTGCATTATCAAAAGTAGTACGAGACCTAAAATTGTTTACTAAAGTTGAAGGGCTTCCTACTAAAGAATAGTTTTCCAAAATTTTATTTTGGTACAAAAAATAAGCTTTACCTCCAGTACTAACTAACATCAAAGTTCTTATATCTGGAGGTGTGGGTAAAATTTCACCGTCAAAAGTTAAATATTTTTGAGTGAGATTTAACTTGGGTACTTCGCTGTACCCTAAATTAACATCACCATCTACTTTTATTTTTTTGGTGAATTTTTTTGCTCCTGTAACTGTTTGGTTAGTGGATAAAGTAACATAAGTAGAATCCGCCTCCGTTTTAGTATACCTATTTTGTAGCTCATTGTTTATACTTGCTATCTCTGTATCATAAACTGATGGTACTTCATCAACAACGAAAACCAGATAATTATCATCATTGTTTTGTACCCCCTTTATCACTGCAAATTGATTTGGTTTTACAACTATTGATTTGTTTATTTGTCCGTTAATTTTACAACCAGTGTAATATGTTTGAACAGCTATATCTACTGTTCCACCATTCCTAATAATTTGACTTGGATACAATGGATAATCTAATCTAAAGTTAGTTGTTCTTGTGCTTCTTAATATTTTTGGCTCTGCCCAGTTAAACACCCAATTTGTTGTAGCATACGCGCTTAAATCGGGTGCAGGAGAACTTATAACTCCATCCCCTACAAGTATGTACCCAATAAGAATTGTATTAGGAGGCAAGTCAGGATATACAGCCAATGTAGATTCACTACCCTCCAATTTGTTTATTTCATTGTTCGTATCCCCATAGATAGCAATATACCTCTGATTTCCAGAGGTTGATAGGGTTATGTTGCTAAAAGTTATTATAGGAGCTGAATAATTAACAAAACCTATCATCCATTGGGTAGCACCAACTGTTATGTAATCAATACCTGTTTCAATTTCACCCCCTGCTGTTACACCATTGGGCCTGTCAGCTTTTGTATAGGCAAGGCTATCAATTTGCCCTTGTGTTTTAGAAGCAAAAGTATTTATATTATCATTATCAACAATAGGATTGTTTTGAGGGGTAATATCTCCGACACCGTCTGTTATACCTACACCAACCAATGAATATCTAGAATTTTCAAATATAGCAATATATCTTTTACCACCAACAACATCTCCACTTCGCAAAGGAGTACCATCTTGTCTAGTCAAATCCACTGTACCAACAGAATCAACAGTGATTGTGCTTGCACCAGTTGGTACATGACCACTTACTTCTGAAAAGGTCAGTATCAGCATTTTTGGAAACGATCCAGTTAATTGTGGTGTTGTGGTAAATATGAATGCATTACCAGAACCACCATTATCTGCTAGTGCAGTTATATTGTTAGAATATCTGTCTATCGAATCCTGTGATAATATTTTTCTACCATTAATTTCTTTGATATTCATAAAGGTATACAATTTTAGTCTTGATGATAGTCATATTAATTATTCAAAATGTATTAATTTTACATATTTAACATACTAAATTATTATTCATTAATTTTAAATAGTTAGCCTACTTCTTCCACAGATAATTGGCCTATGTCTACTATAACTGAACCTTCTCCTGCATTACTATCAAATATTAAAAGTACTTGTACTTCAAAATTAGTTAAACTAGATGCTGTAGGTATGTTTAATATGGGTGTTTCCAAAGTTAATGTACAGCTTTCGGGGATATACCCATTTAAATTAGGAGAAGTATCTGACATATCTCTCACAGATTTAACAGTACCATTTTCGGTATAAACAATCCTCAACATAACAGTATGTAATCTTACAGGATTAGTTATAACTACTTTGCCTCTTGCTATATAATTCACCCCTTTATTAACTCTGCTGGTTATAGCAGAGGTTGGTGCAAATTGATAGGTAGCTCCAGCAGTATTTTCTGTCACAATTTTAAATCTTTGTACTTGGCCTACTATTTTACTATTAACTCCTACTGATAAATGACCTGTTCCAGTGCCTGAGTTTCTTCTGGTAGTATAACCTGTAGTAACTCCAGCAACAAATCCACCAGTGGGAGAGGGGTCATTTATAGTGAATCCTGTAGCATGATGTGCACCAGTAGTACCTACCATCATGGGGTTACTATTGATATTGCTACTTATAGTATTATCGGTATTAGTTCTGACATTCAATTGAGAGGTTATTAGCTTGTCTGTGAAAGGTACATTGCTGAAAATATTAACTAGTTCTTTAGCGATTAACCAAGCACCTCTAACGTTTATATGCAAGGTTGTATCAAAGAATAAATTGCTGGGTGTAGTTGATGTCAAATAATCTCCTAAAACCCTGTGACAATCTATTACTCTTAGGTTTTTCCTAACAGCTGCCTGTCTCTTTTTAAAATCAGATATTTTTTGGAATTTTCTTTGTTCTGTAACAGATAATGCGGCAGCTGGGTAGTAACCCGCAGTATCTATTATATGGAAATTATCTCTTTCCATATAATCATATAAGGTATTTAAATTACTCAAAATAGTTGCTAGATCCGTAGTAGCATAAACATCGTTTATATCTACCATGAGGTAGATATACTTACACAAACCTGAATATATTTTTATGTCTGTGTCATACCTGGCTAATAATAAACTAGTAGTATCACCCCCAATACCTTTGTTAGCTATCACTCCTAGTCTTTTATCTAAAAGACTATTTGCAATATTTATAGGTCCTCTATTATAATTGATTATGGTTGATGAGGTTACTCCATATTCATTTTGTATACGACTATCACCAAATAATATTATTTTATTACTAGGATTTTGTTGTAATTGACTGGCTGATAATGTAATTGCTGGCATATTATATTATTAAATGAATTTATTAAAAGTAAGATCCGAAAGGAGCTGATACAAATGGGTATATATACCCATTCTTGTCAACAATATCAACTATTATGTCAGCTTTATTGCCATCTGTGATTAAACCAGCTGCTAGCCTATTATAAGTTAAAGGATTTCCAGTATAACCAGCATCCTGAAACAAATAAGTATTCCCATCTGTAGACTGCATTAGTATTCTATTATCAATAGCATTACCTACTCCATTATTTTTGAAGTACTGCCACCATCTAATTTTGAAATTGGATATATCAAATGAATAAGGACTTCCATTGGCTATGAAGTTAGGATTCAAAGTAAATATATTACCAGAGTAACTTATAGTAGGTGATAAGTATGCTTTCGTATAAGAATCTCTAACAATAGGGAACAAACTTTTCATTTGAGATATGTTAGTATTTCTTTCTGTAGTGGTAAAAGATCCTGAACTCTTAATAACACCCCCAAAATGATCTGCAATCAAAGGATGAGAAGATGTGCCTATTACAACCTTAGTTAAAGGTTTAGCTGTAGGGAAAGTAACATCCCAATTAGGATCTCCTTGGTAATAATTTCCATTCAGCTGAGATGAAATTCTAAAAGACAGAGTAGTGCTACTAGTCATATTAAAATGGAGTATTATTATTTTATCTACCAATGGGGTTATATTCCAAGTTATATTCTGAAAATGATCATTACCTTGGTAGCTACTATACAACTGCCAATTGTTTCCCCCTAAATACTTTAACCCAAAAGTACCTGATACTACAGATTCATAAGGAACTAATCCTTTGTTAAATCTTATAACATGCATATATTCATATGGAGCATTCTTTACAGGAGAATAATCAGATTTCATCCCCATCTGTGCATTAAGTGTATTACAAATATGAACAAATCCTCCATCATATTTGTAATATACCACATTGTCCCCATTTAAACCACTAGGTGTAGATCTATTTATATCAGGTTGTAATCCTGATTCACTAAATATCAGCTGATCGCCCCCTTCACCCGTAGGTACATTTAGATCTACAGATAATATACTATCACCATTTACAGCTTGAGTAGAAGATGTAGTACGACCTATTCTACTATTTCTAGCTAACCAATATTGGGTCTGTCCTGAAAAAGTGGGGTTATAGTTTAAATAAGTCGTTTGATTTAGATTATCATCTTGAGTATTAAATATTGCTATTGGGTCTATTACAGGAGGAGTAGAGTACTGATATAACAGTACATAATCAACAGTATAAATACCTCTAGCATTCCCCACTAAAGTACCCCTTATAGTAAAAGAAGTATAATCTACTATATTTTCTATGTTAAATCTAACTAGATTTAATTCAAAATCATTTAAACTAGTCTGAACAGTTCCTTTGGGGATAAAGCTAATACCTCTGAAAGTAGTAGATGAAAATGATGTTTGAGCTACAGTTATAATAGTACCTGAACTTCCACCCCCAAAATCTAAAGTTAAAGTACCACTAATACTTAATATACTATCTGGTAATTGTCTAGTTGATACTACAGTTGCTGGCATATTATATTAATTATTATTTCCTATAAGAAACTCTTATTTTTTCACCAGTTAACGGGGCTACAACGAAAGTTATATTCCCACCAGATATTGTATAATCGTTACCACCACCAAGTTCTTGTAACAGACCATTTAAATAGATATGTTCACTACCACTAACTGGAGTATTTGCCAGAACAAATGTGGTATTTGAGCCATTTATTGAGCCTGATGGTATTTCTTTATCAACAAAATTTGTGTTGGATAAACCAGCAGTTGTTGGAATCTGTTGCCAAGTGATAGCAGTTGTTCCTAAAGTACCACCTTGATTTGATGTACACAACCAAATAGTATCTTGGTATGTAGTACCTTGTTCAATTGCTACAAAAGCGGCCGGTACTTCAGCCCAAGAATCCATATCAGTAGCCCTTGTTAGAGCAACTCCAGATCCATTGAAAATATAAATACCATTCTCTGCCTGTGTGGTTTGCAGACCCAAAAACAATCTATCTCCGTTCGATAAAGTGATTCCATCAAAAACCGCTGTTCCAGGATTGGATATGGTTATATTACCAGTTGTTGATGCTTTACATGAATTCTTTGCTTTGAACAAATTGTTCAAATTTGACAGAGCAGAATTTAATTGCCCCAAATTTACCGCTTCATCATTGTTAGTAGCAGTTGCAAGACCAGTGATCTTGTTGCCACCCATTGGCAAATTGGCTGTTGCTGGAACAGAACCATCTCTTTTAATAAAATTTACACCATCAGCTAATTTGGTGGTATCTATGGCTGCTCCTGCCTGTATTTTGTTATTATCTATAGATCCATCTTGGATCTGTCTTTTGGAAATTTGTGACATAACCTAATATATTTTTATTATTTAATGTATTATACTTTAATGTAATCTATTGATATAATATCTGAAATCTCTGGTGAATATGAAAATAATATTGTATTGTTACCAGTATTATTGTAATCAATTATTGGTGTTTGTTTTATACCATTCAAATAAACCTTTAATGTTTCTGGTATAAAATTGAAATCTGAAATGAATGTGGCATTAACACCATTTATGACACCATTTGGTATTTCATTATATACAAACGAAGTATAATCCGAAATAGAACCAGAAGATCCAGAAGATGAAGAATCTTGTAAGGTTAATTGCGAATAATTTTGATCTGGATCAAAATCGAATTCGTTGATTTTGGTACAAACACCAACATATTTTTGAAAAATACCTTCTATAGATGGTATATTAGTATCAGCAACAAGCCCACCATTAGCACCAATACAATATGATTTACCTATTATTAAGCCAGATATTGTTGCTTTACCAAATCTATAAACTTCTATGGTATCGTCAAGAACACCAGCAGATTTAGCCATTCTATTGGCTGTGGATACACTATTTTCGTTTGTATAATCTGCTTTATACCATTTACCATTGCTAGAAACGTATAAAATATCGTTAACTGAAACAGTTTCACCTAAAACAATAGTTTCAGTACCAGTAGCACCGCCAGAACCAACCAAATTGGATATTTTATCTGAACTCCATGTAGAATTCAATGATGTAGAATTATCATCTATCAGAAGAAATTCTTCTAAAATTTTCGTAGCCTGATTTATTCTTGTAAACTTATTTTGGTCGCCAGTTAGATACGTAAATTTTACATCATTATTAAATTGTTGTATACCTGTGAATATGTTGTCTTTATTAACAGTCGGTATGGTAGCAGATCCTTTATTACCAATATACCTATACCCAGATATTTTATATGGCTTATTTGCTGATATTTGTGAATTTGATATTAATATACCAGTAACGGTATCAAAAAACCATTGCGATGAATCTGTAGGAAATATCTCTTGATTTAAAGAATCATACAGTCTAACATTATATGAAGGACCAAATTTGTCAGAAACCCAATCAACATATATTGATTTCCATGCTTGAGAATTTGGTACTGTTATGTCTTCTTGTAAGATGTGTAAAGTTTCTTGTAATATTACACCATTTGCAACACCAAGAGATGGATTATCATATGGTATATCATCTACCTTTAAATCTGATATATTTAAATCTAAAGTATTAGCACCAAATTCCTCATAATATTTCTTATTGGAATTTGTTGTTGATTTATTGATTAACTTTTTATATGATAAATCCTGCTGATTCCACATTTTAAGATGCTGTTATGGAGGTTAGACTGTATACATTATTTTTAAATATGATAATAATTCTATATTTGTTTGAGTTATTAGCAGTAGAATATGTACCGAAAGTGAAATTGACAAGATTTGAAGAGCCTGAAACCCTAGCACCTTTCGAGTTGGCCATAGTTAAACCATTACCATTACCGTTGTTAGAACCAAAAGGTCTACCCAAATCAAAATAGATATTATCGTTTTCAAGTTGTAATATTATATTTATAGAACCAGTTCCAAAAGGAGAAATATTTGTATAAGTAAGACCACCGAAAGTGACAGATCCAGAATTGGCTGTTGCTTTAACAATATATCTATCATACCTCTGATCACCAGATTTCAGAGGATAATCTGTATTACCATACACAAGAGTTCCCACTCTGACCTGTGCCTCACCATTGGATAGTGCTGTTATCGAATTGAATGGTAATGCTGTATTCTGTACCAATCTTTGGTTTTCATCTTGGAATGAATCGGATGTTGTGGTCGAAACTATACCAAAAGTGCATATACCCAAGCTAAGATTCGATTTTATATTAAACTGTGAATTTGCGACGTTGTTATTGTTTGGTTTAGTAGCCGTTGCAATCATTATTGGTGACAATGATGATTGGTTAGGATTGTTGAGGGTTACAGTTCTGTTTGCAACAATAAAATTATCAGTATAATTTGGAACAGAAATTGGATCTACATCCAAATTTGTCATACCGATACAAGAAAGTATACAAACACCAGAACTTGAATAAACCTTGTTGAAAGAATTTGCTGTGGTGAAAGATATATCAAATGTAGAACCAAGACCATAATATTCTATACCAGAAAGATATTTCGAAGATTTTGTATTAACAGACACCACCAATGGTGATATAAAATTTGGTGAAGCACCAATATTGTCATAAACAAATTTATTCAAGATAGATGCACCAGCCTCGGTGTGTAGAATTCTATATCTATTAAATCCTTCTGTGGCTGTAGCCGATGCTTTTATATCAGTTTTCTGCCAAAATGTATTGTGTGTTTGTAGATTCAATATTTGGATTACACCATTTGTTCCATTACCAAGAGAGATGTTATATGATGATATAGTTGATCCATCCTTCTCAAAATTTACTACACCATAAGTAGAATTTTGTCCAGATTTTCCACATCTTATGTTGTTGGCTTCTAAATAGAATATGTTGTCATATATCAAATTTGTTACAGTGTCACCTGCAGAATTCTCCGTGTACCAAGAAGATGCTAGATCAGCTGATATTTTACCAACATATAATACCGTGTCTGTTATTATAAGACTAGAAAGGGTTGATGCCTTGGGTGGTAGCAGAAGATCTATAGTACTATAGATATCTTTCGTAGAAAAGGCTAAGGTATCAAGAGCAACTTCAACATTGGTTGGTACTGCAGTAGCCCATGACCAAAGATTGTTATCAGTGGTCAAATATGTCACAGATTCAGCATCAGAAGCACCACCTCCACCTCCTTGTTCAAGATCTACTAATAAACCATTATCTTTTAGTATTGTATAATTACCAGTCAAAGAGTTCAGAAATACAATAGCCTTACCAACAGGAGGTGTTTGTATTAATGCTGGATTTATTTCTTTGATTTTAAGCATTTTCTTTTATTTATATATCAGTTACAAAGTTTTGCCTATTTGCGGTATGTTTAGGGGGTTTATTGCATTATCAATCACTAAAGTTTTAGATGAGTTTCTCACAAATTCTGAATTCAAAATTATTGAATTATTATCTTCTTGTATTGTGGTATTCCAAATTCTAATGTTTGTCAATAACATATTGGAAGATATGATAGAAGCTGTTGATTTGTCCAAGAAATCAATGTTTTTGTTTAATTCATTTGTTAAAAAAGATTTCGATACCAATTTCAATTTGGTGGAATATTTGGCTGGATATCCAACATGATCCTGTGGTTCATAAACGAAACAAGAGATTTGATCATTGTCTGAATCATGGTTTATCACAATACCATACCATCTTTCTTTTAAAAGTTCATTTTGTAAAACAATTTTGGATACGATTTTGCCTGATACAATGAACAAAACTCTATTGTCAACCAAATCATATCTAAATTGATTTTCTGTCTCACCTATTTTAAGCAAAGTGTTCAGACTTGTTGTGAAATAAAGAATATCTGTTTCTATTTGTTTGTTATAATCAGTTATAACAAAGTTGGATTTATCGATGATTTTTGTTATTCTGAAATATTCACCATTTTCTGATTTTATAAAAGAAAATATCTGTAAATTTTCTATTGTTCTATCTATTGTACAGATATGGTTGAATTTATCTATCTCTTGTATTGAAATTATAGAAAATGGATCATTTACAAATCCATCATCTGTAAATGATAACAATGCTGAATATGCCGAATTTTTAATTGAATTTGAGATTTCCGCTAAATATTTCACGGCAACAAGACCTTTATCTATGCTTGACAAATCATAGTAAAACTTTGTTATGTTTGTACCATTGTTCAATAGAACAAAATTGGGAATTGTTATATTGCGATTTATATAAGAACGTATTTCATTTTTATTTGTGGTCAAAAATCTATCTTGTGTTGATATTGAATCTTCCATTTCTATAGCAATTTTATCACCAAAGATATTTTCTTTATCAAGTGTTATATTATCAATAAAATCTTTAACAGATTTTGGCTTAAGCATTGATACATCATTGTCATATTTTTTAAGAGAGCAGATGTAATAAGTGAGTTCGTTGTTCAAGCCCCTATCCAAATAAAATGAATTTATATAAAACATTTTATTTGCAAATTTGAATAAAATGAAATCTTCCTCCCTAACCTCGGAATTCTTACCAAACACAGATTTAAAATGATTCCTATCGATATTAATTATGAATACATCAATGTCGATTCCCCACTCGGTATATTGTGGTTTTGGTTCTGGCATTCTACCATCTGGAACTACAACTTTAATACAATTGTGATCAACAACACCTCTCATTGAATATTCATTCAAGAAAACATCTGTTGTGTCTTTATCTGGAGAAGTTTTGAAATACAGAACTTCAACACCCTGCATTTGATTTATAACAGTATTTAGTTGATTCTGTAGATTAAACCCTTGGAGAAGTTCATATGGATTAAAAGGTGTCTGATTCACAATATCGACACCTGTTGAGGTTTCTGTGTCTATACAACCACAACCTTCGAATTCTTCAATATCAAAGGTAACTGAATTTATAGTTATTGCGGTGTCATCTGAACCATTCTTTGTGTAACGAATTTTAAAATATAATTCTGATGATATACTTATTTTGTTTATATCAAGATTTTTGAAATCAATATAAGGTGTATAACGATAATTATTGGAAGACCAAGATATTTCTTTTGAAAGATATTGATTATCGTTGTTGCCTGTTATAGAATCTGAAATTTTGTTTATTTTGAAAAGATTATCAAACCTCAAATCTATTACAAAAATAGATTTATCTGGTATCAAATTGTGGTTTATATCTAAAGTTTGTAACATTTTTAGATATATAACAACCTATTTGTTCAACTTTGACATCAAAGAATTTTGATGAATCATATTAAATTCATCTTTGGTTAAATATCTTTTTTTCTTTGTATTACTGTTATAAACTGGTGGGAACATATAAGAACCTTGCATAGAATCGAGAGTGGCCATACCTTGTGGTGGGGATGATTGTGCTGAGCCACCATCCTCTACTATATTGTAATCATCAACATTATAATTTATATCAGCAATGGATGTTTTCGAATCCTTGGTATAAACAAAGAATTTATCAAAACCAATAATTGGTTTTGATAAATTCTTATTATAATTTTCTAGTATCAGCATATTAGTCTTTAAATGAACGGATTTCGTTGTAAAAATTTGGACTATCCAACAGATTTGATATAACAATTTTTAAGGCTTCAGCAATTTCTTCATTCAAATCAGCATTATCTTTATCGGAAATCTCGAATGATATACCGATTTTGATTTGATCTAAATCCTTTGGATAAGCATCAAAATTGTCGTTCAAAATTGTTAATAAATGTCTATCCGAAATTTCATATTTTTGCTCAAAACTTTCATTAACAAGATTGTGAACCATATCTTCTAAACCAAGTGCTTTTGCTCTTTTGATGATGTGTTTTTTAGAAGCTATTGGATGTTTAGAGAAATGCAATAATTTCAATGCGGAGGATAATTGTTTCTCATTTGAAATAGGAAAAGAACCATCTTTCATTGCTATTCCAGATTTGGCATATTTCTCCCTGTCTTTGGCTGATACAGATTCATTTATTTCTCTATCAACAAGGCCTGCAACAAGAGGCTTTATTTTATTTTGAAATTCCTCATCAAAATTCTCTATTGATATAGTACCATCAAAAATCCCTTGTGCTATCTTGAATATTTTACCATTATTTGCTTCCATTTTTATTTGGTAAATTTAATTTTTATGATATCTGGATCTGTCGTAATTTCCTCTAAATTAAGAAGACCACCAAAAGTTTCAGAAAGTTCTGATAATTCTTCAGAAATTTCATCTATTGTCATTTTACCAAGTTTTTCAATGTGTGCTTCAAACAAGCCATTTTTGAATTCAAATTTGTTTTTACCAACAATTTTTGATAAAACTATATTCAAACCAGCTATGATATCTTTGTTCAAATCTTCTTGTGATCTTGTTGGATTTATTTTTGAATCTTCTTTACCAGCATTGTTCTCATTTTCAGATATATGATCAAAAATTTTCTTACCAATTTTTGTCAAACCAATATAAGATTCTTTACCAATATCAAATTTTCTGAACAAATGACTGTTCATATTAACATAATTCTTGTTTATCTTCTTTCCAGAATTTTGATTTTCTTGGATAGAGTTAATATATGTCAAATATTCATAATTTTTCCTTCTGAAATTTTCTCCACCGCCAATAAAAGCCAAAATTTTATCTCTTGTTGAAGATTTTGAAGCCACACTGTATGAAAGTTTAGATTCAGCAAGTTCAGCTACATTTTCGAAATTCTTTATGTTATGGACTTCAATAGATCCATTTACAATTTCAGTTTTACAACCATGTTCCTGAGCGATATCCGAAATTTTTTTGATAATTTCTTCAGCTTTACCTTTTTCTTTAAAATAAAGTGTTAGAGTATCATCAAAATCAGAGAAGAATATATTGCCTAATTTACCAGTTGTAAGTCCGTTGTCATTAGCAAAGGTTGCGAATTTAACGGAATCTTGTCCTATTGAATGGAAAAAATTCTGAACACCAATAGCAGATTCAGTAACTCTTGCCTCGATAACACCTGTCATTTTGTTCCATTTAACAAATTCCTTTGATAAAGCTTGTATTAAAACATCTCTGTTTTCATCTGAAACCAAACCACCTGTTGCCTTATATAGAGCGTCTGTGAAACTCGAACTTTCTTTTTTAGGATTTTTAGCATACCACAGAGAATTGTCCATAACAATTTCTTGTACGATTTCCTCCAATTCTTCTTTTGAATATGTTCCATCTTGAATTTCAGCAACCAAGAATTTCGCTTTTTCTATTGGATCTGTGAATTGTTCATCGGTTGGCTTACCAGTAAATGCCCAAGAACTTTCAGAAATTTTTTGTTTCTTGTTTAAATAAATATCACTAAATTTTTGTAGTCTATTGTTAGCCATAGCTGAAATTTTAAATATTTATCTCAAATTTCACATTCTTTATACAAAATGGGCTATCTTTATATAAAGATAGCCCATTTATGATTTTCTATTATTTCTTAAAATATTAAGCGTTGGCTTCTCCTGCACCAACAATAATTTTCCTACCTTCGTGGGCAAGATTTTTGATTTCCATAAGAGCCTTTCTAACTCTTGTTCCAGCGGATTTGTTTCCAGAATCTGATTTTTCAACATCTGCCTCCATTGAAGCTACAATCTCTTTTATTTTTTCGTATTGTATCATTTTAAATTTTTAAGATTAATAAAATTTTTGAACAAGTTTTATATTATGATTACATATTGGTTTCAGTTGCCATGAAATTGATATATTTGTTCCTATGGTATTCAGACAAAAAGATATCAGATTTTATATTTGATTTTTCAAATAAACATAAAACGAATTTGAATTGATATAAAATATTGAAGTTTTTTTGTATCAAAATCTTCAGATCATACGGTAAGTATATGTTCCAATCGGAATGTTTTTCGACAAAAGATTTATATACAAAGTCTGAAATATCATAATTCCCATAAAGATCATTGTAATTCTCAACAAAAATCTTTGCTACATTAAAAATCAAATTATCATCTTTAGATTCTCTTAATCTTTCAATTTTATCTGGTAGGCTATCAACTATGTCATTAAAAAATAAGATGAGTGGTCTATAGTTAAAATCTTCGAATTCTGATTCAGTTATTAGATATTTGAAACAGAATTTACAATTAACTGATTTAACAAACAAATTGTTTAGATCAAAAGATTCAGACTTCAGACCAAGATCTTTAGAGCCGAAATTTAATAGACCTTTATAGACAGCTTTATTTTCCTCTATGCCATCTATGCCAAGATTTGAAAAACCAACAAAAGAATTTGATTCTAAATCTATACAAAATTTGAATTTGCCGTTAGGCAATTCTTTTATATTATTTTTTATTATGGCCTCAAAATTTCTAAGACTTGGATATAGGAATTTATCTGTGTTTGATAAGATTTGATTTCTATTCTTTTTTAAAATATACCAAAGATCATCATTTTTTATTAAAAGAACATAGATTCCTTTTGGTTTTTTGAAAATTTCGAATACTGTATTTTTATGGAGTTTTTTTGTGGAATTCGGAATTTCATTTAGGCCTATCATAAATTGATTTAAAAATATTAATTTTAACTTTAGGAGAATTTTGTTTAGAGCAACGCTTCGATTTGTTTTACTTCATTACATTTCGTAAAACTTCATCTTGCTCTCCCACCCCCACACCCATGTAATTGTCCAATTTGTGCAAGTTTCAGAAAATGTGAATTTAATAGAGAAAGAAACTTAATTTGTAAAAAAGAAAGGAAATTTGTAATTAAAAATAAACATTTAAATTGAAAATGTTATAGTTCGTAGATTACCGTAGACATGTTCCTACTCAACCCACCCTAACCACCCACGTTATATCCCATCTTCGCCACGGTTTCACCGAACCGAATTTATCAGCATCAATGAAACCAATTTTCTAATAGATAAAGAAATATCAAATGGCTAATTTTACAGATTTAGAGAGAAATTATGATAATGTATTTTTAAGAGATATTATAGTTGGAACTCAATCATTTTTATTTGATAAAATAAAATATAAACAGTTAGAAAATAATTTATGGAAAGAATATAATGTTCCATTCTATTATTCATATACTGGCTCGGAGGATTTTATACAAGATTATTTTCTTCCTTATCATAGAAATTGTAATAATTTGAAACTTGATGGTAATGTTGTACCTATACCCTCTGGTATATTAACAATTGGAACAACAACAATTAAATCAGATGAATTAACTAACAATCATGAAAGGTACGTTTATAACAAGAAGATTGTAAACGATTTTGGCTCTGAAATTAGATCTTATTCAGCAAGAGTGTTATGGATGCCCATACTTGTAAATTTTAATGTTTCCATTAAAACAAGTTCTGATATGATGAGGATGAAAATCTGGCAAAATATCATTAGAACTCTATATAAAGCCCAAAAATTTCAAATTTCTTTTGAGGGTTTCTCATCTATACCATGTTATATTGTTATATCTGATGATTATGATATGGAGAAAGAATTTCAATTTTCCTCACTAGAAGGGAACAGAAGACCAGAGATAAAATTTCAAATAGAAGTTCATACTTACTTACCAGATGAAGATACTTCTACTGAATTCCACACTGAAGAAAAAATGACAAATGGGATTATTTCAAATATAAATATAGATAATAATCTTGAGGATACTGTGATAAAAGATAGTTGATATATAAATAAATAAAACAAAATACTGTTATGTATCATTTAATTTACGGTTTAGAAAATTCAATACAAAATATATCCAATAGAAAATCCAAAAGAGAAGCAACGAAGATACTTGAATCTTATAAAGTTGATAATCGAGAATCAATTCTCGATGAGTTGGCTATTTATGCTACAGAATCTAAATCTTTGGCAATTGTTCTTGAATCTTATAAGGCTGAAAAGAAACTTGTCGATATGGGGATCATAAAAGATATTAACAATCTTAAAAGAAATCCTGTGTTTGAAAACTCTGAAGATTTTCAAGCCAAAATGGATGGCTTGAAAGAATATATCAACAAAGAGAATATTCCAGATTATCAAATGGCTGAAGCTTATGTTGGTGTTTTAAAAGATTTTTCTTGGAATACAAGAGTGAAATCATCCATTGACAGATATAAAACTGAAGTTGAGAGAGATCTACCAAAGATAATGATAAAAAATTTCTTGGATATTCTCTATAAAGAGATTGGTCAAGAAATCAATAAAGAAGTCTACAAAAATATTGTTACAAGACTTGAATTTGCTATTGGTTTACCTTCCAATCAAATACCTTCATATATAAAATCCTCTGTTTCTGATTATTATTATATTCTGCCAGAACTCAAAAATTTGGTTGATGAACTTTTGAAAACTGATTTTCATAAAAATTCCTCTACAAATTCGGTTCTTTCTTATTTTGGTGATACTAAAATATCAAAAGACAAGAAGACTGTTGTTGAATCTAAAAAAGATGGTAGTAAAATTGTTTTATTAAACAATACTTTATATAAAGTTACTGAAAGTTCAGTTCAACTTCTCTCAGAAGAATCAGAAGTTTCTGAATCAACAATAAGACTTTGTGAAAGTTTTTGTAAATTAAACCATATAGACAGAAACAAATTTTCTTATAAAAATTCAAAAGATGATTCTATTATATTCAATTTTGATGGTAAAAAACCAGTTGTAAATATTGGTGAATCAGAAGTTGATAGCAATGATGCCAATATGGCAGACACTTTATATACAACTGGCTTTGAACCTTCTGAAATATCTGATGTTGTTGATATAGCTTCTGGTTCTAAGAAAATTTCAGAGTTTGAAGCGATCTATGTTGAATCACCATCTGTTTCTTATACAATTATCAAAAAAGATGGTAAAGCTTTTGTTATAGTTGATAATGAAGCACAACTTAAAGATGCTATTGAATATGAAATACCAAGCATAATTGAAGAAATTTCCAATGTTTTGGGTGTTGATATCTCATCTTACTTTGGTGAAGAAATCGAAAACAATGAACAAGAAACATCGGAACTTGAATTTGAAAAAACCGAATATGAAAATGCTTTGACTGATATAAACGATGCTATAGAGAAGATAGAGGCATCAGACGATATTGATAGTGAAGATAAAAAAGAACTTTTGACTGAGGCCAAAAAATTGAAAGATGAAACTGTTTCTTATATTAATCTTATAAAAGAAAAATTAGAAACATGTCAAAAAAGCACTATATAGATAGAAACGTTTATCACCAAGAATTGTGTGAATGCAAGAAAAATGGTGAACTGTCTAAAAAGGCTATTGAATTATTTTATAAACACGCAAGGGAAGTAAGGAAAAAATATAAAGGTAGGTCAGCCGATGATGCGGATGACCTACTACAAAGGGCAGTAGAAGATTTTCTAAAATATTGGAAAAAATTCAAAGATAAAAGCCTTGTCCAATTCAAAATAAAGAGAAATTTGAAGCCAGGTGAAAGAATAACATTTGATATTAAAAATTCTGAACCAATCATTTTCGAAGCTTCAAATAAACCAACAGAACCCCATCATTTTTTAATAGAAGAAAAAATCAACAAAACTCTCCAAAATCTTGTTGATATAAATAGGAATCCCTCCTTACAGATTACTCTCGATAAAATAAAATCGAAAATAACTTTTATGGATTTGATAAATGGTCACTCACCAGAGCCAGAAAATAGATCGACTGTTCAAGTTTTTTGTATTGATGATAGTTTCCATGATAGAAAAAAGGATTTTGATGTTTTCAGTGATCCACCGAATGCATTTTCTTATTTCACCTCTCTTATTGACAATGCTATGATTAAATTTTTGGATGAAATAGATTCACCAGAACAAAGAGAAGGTAAAATTTCTTATTTCGGTTCTTTTAGAGATGATCCGAACGGAATTTACAGTATTTAATTATTTCCCAAAGAAAGATTCTGTAACAAGTTTATATTTCGCATTGTTCCTGATACAATATTCAGTAGAAGCTTTCAATTTTATCATATTTAGGATATATGACTTTAATCTAAAATTGTAATTTTTCAGTGCTTTTGAATTATTAGATTTTGGTTTTTGAGGTTCTTCTAACATCGATTTTGGTTTGACCTCTATTATCCACCTTTCTATTTTGTTATCAACTTTTATGAAAATTTCGAAATCTGGAAAATACGTGTGTTTTTTATTGTCCATGGGTGACATATATGGTATTTCCAAACATTCTGAACTCCATTTTACAATATTCGAATTTTGATCACAAAAATTGCAGAATTGTAATTCAAGAGAACTTCTATAAATTATGTTCTTTACATCACCATCATACTTCAACCTATTTTTTGGTATGAATTTCCCTTGTTTGAAAGATTTAGAAAATTCATTTGAATATGGGTTCAAGGCTTTTATTATGCTCATATGTGTTAATATTTGTTTGATTCCTTTGTTGAAATTGTGCCAGTCATTAAATGGTTCTTCATTGCTGATAATTCTTTACTTTGAGCAATTTGAACTTCAACTAACATCTGAATATTCTGAGAAAGTTGCATTATAATTTCTTTCAACATTTCAGTATCTCCTTGAGGTTTTTCTTTTGTGTTAGAAGTTTTCTGTTGCTTAGAATTAGTCTTTTTTGCAATTTCATATGTATCATACTCTTCCTCTATCTGTTGTTGAATTGGTGCTTTCGTTGGTGTCATGTTGACATTTTTACCATAATTTATGGCTTCAACATTTCTTTCCATCGAGTAATCAGCAGTACCAAGTTTTGTTAAACCATCTCCATATCTTGCTAAAAGTTCAAGATTGGAAGTTTTACCAGAATTGATAATAGAAAATTGTTTTGCTAAAGCAACATTTGATTTTTCGATGGCTTTAGCCATATTATCAAATGGTGTCGCAAGTTTGGTTAAATTTGAATATAACTTTGTTACAGTGGCGAATCTAACCATATCTTTTTGTGTAACATTTTTCGTGTCCGTTACAGCACCGAAAATTTTACCCATGCCAGTTTGCAGATCTGTACCGAAACTTCCAATATTGACATTTTTGGAAGACATCACAAGCTTTGCTATTGTATCAAGGCTTGGTGACAGTTTATTAACAAGTTCTATACCATTTGTAACATCACCGTCTGACCAAGGAAACCAACCTTCTGTCTTTCTATCTTTTGAACCAATTTTTGCAAAAGCACTTGGTATGACATCCAAAAGATCTGTAATATTTTTTGAAATTAATGGTATATCTGCTGGATTTATTGCTGATTTACCTCCTGGTCTCCATGCTGATACACCTTTTTGTAAAGATATCAAAGTATTACCGATGCTTTTTGTGGATTCAATACCTCTCGATACATCATTTTGACCAAATTGTATGCCAGCGAATTCTCTCATCCCAGATGTAGATCCAGAACTTGCAAATGCCCCAGGAATAACTGCCAAAGTGTCTTGTATATTTTTGGATACAATAGCTAAATCTTTTGGATCTATTAAACCTTTCCAAGCTATTACACCTCTAGCCAATGATTCTAAGGTGACCCCTATATTTCTTGTGGATTCAATGCCTCTTTCAATGGCATTATCGCCAACGCTGAATCCAAGAAAGGTGTTCATACCTTCCGTTGATCCTGCTGTTGCAAAAGCAGAACTTACACTAATTATTGTTGTTGATAAATTCTTTGAATCATCTTTAGACCAAGATCCACTTACTGCCTTATAGGTGGATAAGCCTTTACCAAGCCCCATTAAAGATAAACCCATTAAACCTATAATAGGTAATTTTAGTGGTAATGTTAAAGAATCTTTTAGAGATAAATCAGAAAAAGATTGACCAATCCCTGTTATAACTGATTTAAGAGTATATCCTATTGCATCAGCAGATTTTTTATCAAGTATTGGGAACATTGAAACACCCTTTGATATTGCCATTAAAGCAAGACCAACACCACCCATAGCCAAAGCACCAAGACCTATAAAGACTGGCATTGGACCAGTACCAGCGAGTGCGAATGCTCCACCTATTTCTATTAAAGCAGTAGGTAATTGCCAAAGGACACTAGGGTTTTTTGTTATGACCTCAGATATTTTTTGTAATGGGAATGATAATACAAATAATGCCAATCCTGCTATACCCATGGCTAAAGCACCAATACCTATTTCATCGAATCCCTTACCAAACAAATATAATAAACCACCTACACCAGCTATTGTTAAAATCGTACCAATAACATTTGTACCATCTATGACCTTTGATGCTACGAGCATTGATAAAGAAAATGCAAGTATTGAGCCAGACATCCACAATAAATCTGCAGCACCTTTTTTACTTTCTTTACCATAAGTACCAAGCAAATGGAATAATCCGACAGTTGTTACTACAGCTAAAAATAATGAACCTACTCCAACCAAAGAGGTAGCTGTTAAAACAACAGAGGCTAAAGCCAAAGATCCTGCAAATGCAAGAACCGATAAACCTATAAACATTAAAGATTTGCTCTTGTCGTTTGTATCTTTAGCATCTGGCATCTTTGAAAGCATATAACCAAGAGTTACAGCAGATAATGCCAAAAGAGGTAAGGCAACAGCACCAATAATTAAAAATGGCACTGATGATGCTAAAGATATGGCGAAGCCTCTTATGGAAGCACCCATAGCACCAAGTTCACCAAGGGGAGAATTTCTACTATTTTGTTTTGATCTAGAATTTTCTGTTATTTTATTCTGAATATTCAGTATACTTTGTATAACAGACGTTAGAATTGGTATATTTTTTTCGGCAAGCTTCAGTCCTTTCGTGTTAGCAAGTATCTCAATTATGGCTTGTGATGAAGTACCAACAGCTGTTAGCATTTTTATATTCCCTTTTACTTCATCATAATTCAATTTATCTTTTGGATTTATATTTGAAAGAAGTTTGTTTATAACGGATGTGAATCCACCAACTGTAACATATGCTAAAGGTATGTGTTTTGCTGAATATGCTATATTTTTTATAAGAGACCCAGATATATTAGCCACAGATGATAAAACTTTCACATTCTTTTGCAGATCTTTTTCCGAAACTGAATTGGACAGAGTTAGAATTGTTTTACAGTAATTTTCTATAAATTTAACATAATTTTCTGAATTTTGATATGTTTTACCATCAAAGTCTTTTAACCCTTCTGATATGGACTTTATATTTTTACCATCTATTTTAGCATTATCAAGCAATTGTTTTGCTAATTTATTTGCATCGGTTTTATTCGTATCATCTTTTTTCTCATCGGTAAAATGTTTATAGATATCTTCAAGAATTTTATTGGAATCCATCAATAAACTCGATTGGAGTTTCATATGATTCACAATATATTTTTGATCTTTATTATTTTCAGCCATAACTTTTATGTGAAACCCTTTTGTTATATAATATTTCTTATTATAAAATATTTTTGTCATGGGATTGAACGAAGAGGAAGAAATGGTTGGAAAGCAGGATCTTGGTGATCTTCAGGATGGTGAACAACCACTAATAAGAGAGAATTCTTTTACTGTACCAGTTGGTTATAAACACATAGACAATTTGGCATTGCCATCAAAGGGTATGTTCTACCAAGATGATTTTCATGTGTCTTGTAGAGGTCTAAATATAGATGAAGTTAAGCATTATTCTATGATAGATGAAAATTCCAATCTTGATATAGAAAACCATTTGAACCAAGTCTTGGATAAAGCTTGTAAAATATCTGTCGGAGATAGAAATCTTTCTTACAAAGATTTGAAATTGGCAGATAAGCTTTATATTATATTTGTCATAAGAGATATGACAATGAATAAGCACAACAGACAGGTAAATCTCCGTTTGCCATCTGTTTGTTCCAATGGGCATATCTCAAATTTGACCATAGATTCTGAAATGTTTTCATTTTATAAAATCAATGAGAAATTCTTTGAATCATATTATGATTCAAATTTGAAATGTTTCAACATACCAAAATATGATTTAAGGATTTATATACCATCTATTGGTGTTGCTGAAGCTTTATTCCAATATGTCAAACATAAAGAGGAATTGAAGCAAAAGGGTGATTTATCTGGTGCTACTTACAATAAAGAATATTTCAAATTTCTTTTATTGTTAATACCAGATTTTAGAAATTTAACCATAGCTAAAATAGATGCTATGATGAAAAAATATAATGAACAACCTTTTTCTATTGAAAAGTTTGAAGCACTTGAATCTATAACAAGAAGAATATCAATCTCGATAGAACCATCTGTAACCCATAAATGTGATACTTGTGAAGAGGAGGTCACAACACAGATACGATTTCCCAAAGGCTATAGATCTATTTTCTATCTTACAAGTGTCGATTCAGAATTATTTGGAGATTGAAAACAAGATTCTTATTTATAGAAATATAAATACAAAGCAACTTGGTGATATGCAATACTCACAATATATGAAAATTGTCGAGGAAATCATAGAGGATGCTAAAAGAAAAGAAAAACAAAATTCTGATGATAGTAGTCAAATGTCGGCAAAAGCACCAAAGATGCCTACGCCAAAACTACCGAAATCACCAAAATTTAAAAGATAAATAAAAAGAAAGGAAACTTCCATTAAAGCAACAATAAAACAAAAAAGCAACAATTAAATTTTAAATAAAAATGAGTACAATCAACAATCAGAACGAAGAGTTTAACGACATTTTTGACATCGGAACAGAATCAATGTTCACACAGGAATCGACAGGTGGCAACAACCAAATTGATCCAGACTATTACAGACCATCTCTTAGACTAGAGGACAATAAAGTTCTTGAAAGATATTCGTCTATCATAAGGCTCTTGCCAGATATAAATCACAAAGTTACTGATGCCAAAGCTAAAGATTTTGGTAAACCAATCACAAAGTACATGAAATATCAGTACTACTTTGATCAAGATCCATTGTCTACACAAAAAGGTGGACTCTATCTTGATTGCCCAAGCACAGTTGGTGATATTTCAATTTTTTCCATTGCTTACCTTAATTTTTACAAACACGAATCTTCTTTTGTTCGTGATTCTGTTAAAGGTTTTTCAAGGAAACAATACTTCTGGTCTTTGTGCCAAATCATCAAAGATGTTCAAAATCTTTCTGTTCAAAACACAGTTAAAATCTTGAGATATTCTAAAGGTATCAATGAGAAAATTGAACTGGAAGCAACAGAGGACTCATCAATTGACAAAAAATCTGTGGTGGTTTTCGATCCAATGAAAGGTAAAGACCTTGTCATGATTATCCAAGAAGATGAAATTCCAGACAAAAATACTGGTGTTAAAAGAAAACAAATAACATATGACAAATCTTATTTTGCTAACAATCAGAGTGCATTGACTCTTGATGGTGGTGTAACAAGATTACAAGATTCTCAAGAAAGCAGAAAATTGGTATTTGAATATTTGAAACAAAATTCACCAGATATGTCTAAGGTTTTCTTCAAAACTTGGACTGATGATGATCATGACAGAGCATTACAAATGATTCGTCATTCTTTGCAAGATGAATCATTATTCAACAATCTTATGCAAGCCGCTAAAAAGAAGAATTACAGATGGACTTTGAAAAACAATGTTTATCAAACGGATTCTCCTGTTCAACAACAAGCACCAATCGTTTCGGAATCTGCTAATGTTACTTTCCAAAACCCAGTAGTAGATTCTGCACCAAAAGTATCTGCACCATCTGTTGTTGATGGTTTGGCATCTGATTTGAATTCTGAAAAAGCTAGAATTCAAAATTTGGTGGCTACTGAAAAACCTGCACAAAATTCTGCACCACAAGCGGATTCTGTGGATTTCAGCAATATTGATTTCTCTAAAATATAATCAACATTTCCAATGGAAATGGATTTCTTAGAATTTACAAGCCACTTAGATAGTGGCTTGTCTTTTAAAAAAGAGAAAATCACATATGATTCTGTTGAGAAAAAATTCAAATCTGTTATTACTGATATTTTGTCCTCCAAATTCACCAATGGTGAAAAAAGGAGGACAAATTTCTTTTCTCAAAGAATAAATTTCTCTTGTCCTTATTGTGGTGATTCAAATTCTGATTCATCAATGAAAAGAGGTAATATTTATAAAAATTCTCTTCAATATGTTTGTTTCAATTGTGGTGAGAAAAAATCCCTTATATCATTTTTAAGAGATTTCAATAAAGATTCAGAATTTGAATATGAAGAACTTGAATTCATAAAAACAATACTTGCTGAATCCACACAACACAACACAGCAAGATCAGCCACAAAAATATTTAGTCTTATCCATGAAATGGAGAAATACTGTTTCAAGAAAGATACTATCATGGGCTACTATGGTCATTTACCAATCACAAACAATAAAAGAGCTTACGATTATGTTTTCAAAGAGAGGAAACAAGATCCAAAAGATGTAAACAAATTTGGATATTCACCAAAAGATGATGCCATAGTCGTTTATAATACCTCAAATTCTGGGCAAGAGATTATAGCCTTCCAAATGAGATATTTTAAACCAAAATTTAACAAACAGAGATTTGACACTTTTGATTATCATAGAATTTACAGAGAGGTTTTCGGTGCTGAATTTGAAGATGAGAACACAAAAGCGAAATTAACAAGAATTTCCAATTTGTATGATATTTTCCATGTAAATTTTTCAGATAACATTTTCATCTTCGAAGGTGCTTTTGATTCAAATCTGGTCAATAATTCTATTGCAACATGGTCTGCAGGGAATAAGGTTTATTTCCCATCTGGTTTGTATTTATATGATAATACAAAAATAGATCAAAGAGGTATGCAAGAATCTTTGGTTATGCTACAAGCCAAATATTATGTGTTTTTATGGGGCATGTATCTTGATGAAAATCCACAATATGCTCATTGTAAAGATTTGAATGATATCTATAAAAAATCTTTAAATCCACCAAAAGAAAAAGATCTTTTAAAATATTTTTCAAAAGATCCACTTGACATTATATTTTTATGACAGACGAAACATATGATATTGAAATTCATAAATTTTTCGAAGCATCAGAAAAGAAAGGCTTAAAATACCCAGTACAATTTGAGGCTTCTGAGATTGAAATACCACAAATTGATTTCAATATTTCTGAATATAAACAAAAGCAAGAAGTAAAAATACTTGAATACAAGAAAACAAAAGAAAATTTAGATAAGGAAAGCTTATGGTAGAAAATGACGATATATTTGATTTAGAAACAGAATCAACAAGACTTAAAGGTTCTGAAATTGAACATTTATCTTCGGATGTTATTGCTATTTCCAAAACCGTTAAGAAACTTGCTTCATATATGGCAAAATCTGAGGTTATAGCAAAACATAGGTCTGAATTTTATTCCTATAGACAAGAACTTGTGGAAATTAAACACAGATCCATTTATAAATGTTCACTTTTACAATCGAAACTAGCCAAAAAGAAGGAGAAAAACATGGTTGAAATAAAAACTGGTAAATCAAACACACAATATAGACCAAACAACCTTGATGAACTTTCAATTATGCAAAAATCTCAACTCGCAGATGATGATTTTGAGGTTTCCGTTTTTAACAAATTCATAGATTTCGTGTTGGATTCATTAAAAAGTGTAGATCACATGATCTATGGTATAGAACAATCAATAATATTAGATAGAGATTACAGATGAAAAATTTAGTGGTAATAGAGATGGGTGGTATTGGTCTTATAGACCACGAAGAATTTGATAATGAAAAAGATGCTAGAGATAGTATCATAAACAAAAACACAGATACTTGTTTATACAACAAAGATACCAATGATTTTGTTTGGCTAAATGAAAACCATTCTGAAAATTGGGTAAGTATAAGAATGCAAAAGGATGAATTTGTTAGACAGTATATTGACAAAAAATTTAAAAGTAAAAACAATATCTCATATCCAACAGAAAAAGAAATAAAAGATGCATCTAAATATTTTTACACGGTAGAATCTGAATATGTGCAAGCTATATCTGATCATTACTTTCAGAAAGGTGCACAATGGGTAATAGAGCAAATCCAAAATAAAAATAAACCATTATGAGAGCAAAAGTGAGCGGTAAAAATCTCCTGTTGGAATATGACAGTGCAATGGAAAGAAAACAGCTATTTTTATCTTTCACAAAGAAGATAAGAAATTGGAGATTCAGAACCAAAGGTAAAGCATGGAATGGTGATGTATCATTTTTATCTTCAGATGGTTCAAGAATGTCTTTTGGTTTGTGGCAAAATCTTTATAATATTTGTAACAAGTATGGTGTGAAGTTGGAAATCATAGATCTTGAAACTGTCATAAATGAGGAATTTTCATATGAATTTGTTGAATCTTTCTGTTTTAAACTGTTTGAAAAAGATCTTTTAAAACCAAGACCATATCAGATAGATTCTGTATTTAGATTTCTAAAATACAAATTTGCCATGGCTGATCTAGCACCAAGGGCCGGAAAGACTATGATAGCATATATGTATATTATGCTTCTTAAATATAGCAAAAAATTGGGCAGAATACTTATAATTTGTCCAGATGCCGATCTTGTTATACAATTTTATAATGATTTCACAAATTTTGCTAAAACACAGAACATACAGTTGAATATGTGTCAAGTGCATGGTGGTAGTTCACTTAAAGATATTAAACAATATGATATTATAGTGGGTAGTTTTTTAACACTTGGTAACAGAAACGCTGAATTTTTTGATGGTATTACTAGAATTTTGTGTGATGAAGTTCACAGAGCAGAATCTAAAACTATAAAAGATATCATAGCAAAAAATCAGAATGTCATATCAAGAACTGGATTCACAGGATCACTTATAACTGATGATTCTGCAGAATATTTCGCATTGATAGAAAATTTTGGTCCAGTTATAAAGACTGTGACCAAAAAAGACCTAATGAATGCAGGGTTTGCAACACCAATAATAATAAAAGTCATAAAATTATCTTGGGCTGATTTAAATACAAGAAAGAATTTAGCAAGACTTAACCAAAATAAGAACAAAGAAGAATATAGTGTTGACGGTATTGGTCTATACGAACTTGAAAGACAAACCATAAGAGATTCCCAAGAGAGATTAGAATGGGTATGCAAATTTATAGCGAGCATAGAGAAAAACACACTTGTTTATTTTTCAGATAAAAAATATAAATACGGGAAGAGAATAGTAGAAAGACTGAAATTGATTTCAGGTAAAGAAGTTTATTATGTCGATGGTGATATTTCAACCGAAACAAGAAAAACTATAATAGCAAGGATGGAAGAATCAAACAACTGCATTCTTGTTGCTAGTTTTCAGACTTTTTCTACTGGTAAAACTGTGAAGAATCTACACAATATTGTTACAGCTGAATCTATAAAATCAGAGGTTATACTTGATCAGGCTACTGGTAGAGGTATGACACTTAGTGATAATAAAGAATCTTTGAAAGATTCTTTTGTTTGGTATGATCTTGCTGATGATCTCTCATGTATGGAAGAAGGTTATGTTTATGAATCATACCAAATGTCACACATGAGAGAAAGGATGAAATATTACAGAAAAGAGAATTTCCAATATCAACTAATAGAAAGAAATATTTAATATAATATTCTTAATTTATTGATGTTGGTTTATATGACATTGATACTTCTATATCAAAGCTAAATAGACCTTGGTTTTTAACAGGAATATCAACACCAATCTTCTTTGTGTATGTGATGTTCGATAATTGGTTACTGTCACCACCTATATTACCAATTCCTGATGATCCAGCCCCATTATAATCAGTTGCCCTACAGCTAAAAATAAAAGGTATTCTAAGATTGGCAGAATTTTTAACTATTTTTGTTGAATTATAAATCGGTGAATCTATGGCTATAGAACTATGATCATTTGGTGCTAAAAACAAATAAGCACCACAAGTATACTTCCCGATCAGATATTTATCATTTTTATAAAAACCAAATTTTCTTTGTAGATTAGAAACCCCAACAACATCTGATTGTGGAACTGTATCATAGCTGAACATTGATAACTGTTTAAGATAGTCATCACTTCCGCTTGGTATATTGAAAGATTTGCTATGGTAAAATTGTGGATAGAAAATTTCAGTTTTGTCAGCATTGTACGGATTTTGATTTATGAACCCATTGCTTGAGAATCTAACTTCAAATTCATTCATAAAATCAGAACCAAGCTGTATGTCTGGATGATCTGTGTGTACACAAAAATCTGAAAGGAATCCATTGCCATTTGGTGTGGTGGCTGTAGTCTTTGTTAGATTCCAAACATACGATGTTGGCGTACCAGATGTTCCATTTGGTAATAAAATATCATCTACCGTACCATTACCATCAATATAAAGTTCATTACTTAGTGTTACGTCTTTATATCTTGAATAGATAACTTGGCCTTTTGATTGGCCAGATTGTATACCAACCTTATTTATTTTCGGTGATCCTATTGTTGTGTATAAACCTATTAAATCGACATCAGTTCTTGTTGCTCTTAAAGAAATCGGTGCTTTCCAATATTTTCTATATTCCTTATATTCTCTTGTATCAATCAAATATCCAGTATAATCGTCTGCCGTGTTATTTGTTGAAGAACCCATTTTTGGTATTATATCTTTATAAGACCCAGGAACATAAGATAATAGTTCCAGATCTATTTGAGATAAATCAGAAATCTCAATATAATAAAGTTTACTAACAATTTCACCTTTTTTAACAACTATATCTTTTACTATGTCTGAATAATAACCACCGAATATTTTTATGGTATCATTTTTGTTAACATCAGCAACAAAATTGCCAAATTCATCAACAATGGAGATCTTCATTGTTGGATTTTCGCCATTTATGATAGAGGTTAATTTTGATATTGTGTTCTTCATATCAAGTATTTCATCCTCTACCGATTTAGGTTCATTCTCTGGGGTTTTAGTGCTTGTGAAAATAGATTTAGCCGAATGAGAGAAGAAAGATTTTTGTGTTCTGATCTGTTCAGCCAAATGCTCTGGTAAGCCTATGGATGTCAGTTCTTTTTTTATGGAACTAACAGCCTGTTCTATTGTGATATCATTTGTTGATGATTTTGTTTTGGCAAATTTATCCTCTGGGAATTCTATGATAACAGAACTTGACCAATCAGATTCTATTTGATTCTTTGGATATCCTGCCTCTGATATAGACTTTATACGAATTTCAAGATTTTCTCCAGATGCTATTGGTATTTGTAATTGATTAAAATTTACAACATCTGGATTTAAGGTATCTTCATTATCCCAAATGCTATTACCGCTAGCATCCACAGTTTTATTCCTCAATTTTGAATATACCCTTTCCCATTTAGAAATAACACCTTTTATATCAGCACCAGTATTTGATTTGAAATTGAATTCGGAAATTTCTGAACTTGTATTATCTTTCTTCAAATATCTATATTCAATAATAAATTGAACAACCTCTTGCTTCCCAATTTTATTTAGAGAATCTTTATATTTTGGTGCTGGTACACCCCAAAAGCCTCTTGTTCTATATTTTGCCACAAAATCTGCCGCATTTTTATTCAAATTGGCTATCTCCGAAACAATAGAATCATATTGGGTAGATAAAGAATCACGATCTGATTGCATTTTGAGAAGTTTCTCATTCTCTTTTGTATAATCTTGGCTATTGACAAATTTTGTGGTAGCAAGTTTTTCCTTTTGTAATTTTATTGATGCGTCTAAAGCGGTTATATTAGATTTTAATTGATCCTTTTGATAGGTTTTTGATTTTAAAACCTTATCATCTGAAAAAGAATTAAGATGCTGATTTATAATTTCGACTCTGAAATTTGAAACATCAAGAATTGGTGCATCTGGTTTAACCCCATCAACATGGGATATATTATTATCTTTTGCGAATGTTTCCAAAGATTTACCAATGTCTGTTATATTGGTGTTGTAGAAATCAAGAAGATTTGAGGTATTATCGTTTGAATTTATAAATTCGTTTGTGTAGACACCAATACCAGAACCCCAAGATAGATTTATAACAGAGCCATTCGAATTTATTGGTTTGAACCAATAAATTGCATATTGATTTGGAACAATATCGACATCTATCGACATTGAAGTATTTTTCTTTGGATATATTGCTAAGGAATCTACTGTTATTCTGATATCTGTTGCACCATAATTTCTCTTAAATTCGACTTCTGAAGTTGATAAATCAACAGACAAAACTTCATATACTGTGTCAAATTTACCAGATTTGCTTTCAATAAAAAGATCTCCTACCTTTATTGAAACCTCTGTATTATCTGCGGTGTTTATATAAGTTGGTTTATCTAATTTGTAAATTATCTTTTTAATTGGTGTTACAATACCATCAACTATGATAGAAGAAGTTTTGTTGAATTTATTTAAAACAGTGAATTTCCCAGAGATTTGTGGTATATCTGGTCTTGTCTGATAAATCGTATCAAATTCTGAGAAAGAAATACCAGCATCCAATAGAGAATTTGTAGTATCATCGAAATCTAAATTGTTTACACCTTTTATTTTCGATTCGAAATGGAATAGATCATCAGAAGAGACTATATCACAAACAACCTTTCTACATAAGACAGAATTTGCCACATCAAAATTTGGTATAAGGAAAGTTGTATACAGCTGTGGTGTTAGGAATTTATCAAATATATTATTATTTCTTGTGGAAAATGTCTTTGGCATAATAAGATTTGGAACAGTTGGTAATTCAACAGAACCCACTGTATTTACAATATATTTTATATTACCATTTTCATCTTTTATATAAGCTTTAGATAAACCTATACCAGAAATATTATTAACATTATTAGAAAGTCTTTTGATCTCTTGGATCATATAATTGAAAGACTTTATTTCTATTTTATTAACAGTACCATCTTGTAATTCATAATTAAGAATAACCGAATCAGAATTCGTTGTTGATAAAGTTTGTAAATTTTGTATGATTTCTAAAGAATTTTTTTCTCTCCTTAATATTTCTTGTACAATAGATTCTAACGTATTTTCCATTAAAATATTTTTAATTTCTTTATATATCATATATAGATTTGGCTACCTTTTGAGTAGCCAAAAAACTTGTATGGATTTGTCTATTTTATTATCCTACATTATCTACATTTTTACTATCCAAGACCAACAATCTCATTACACCACCACCAATGTTTGTCCATCTAACTTTTAATGAAGAAAGAGAATTTGGTGATACTGATGGTGAAAAGGTAGGCAGAACAGTAGAAGAAATTGATTGCATACCGAGGTTTGGATTAATATTTGCAAAGATTTCCTTATCAACACCACCGTTATTCAATTTCATGCCAGTAGAATTCGATCTACTCAAAATTAGATTTACAACCTGTCCATCTTTTAAAGTCGAGATATCTATTTTAACATCAGCATTACCAAGCAATGATGAACCACTATTGCTGTAATCCAAAAGAACATTGATTTCACCAGCCAATGAAACAGGATTTGCAGCAGAACCACCACAATTGGCATCAACAATCGTTTTAACTGTTAATTTTTCTTTTATGACAGAATTTGCTTGTAATAGATCAAGTTCACCATTAACGACCAATTTTGTGTTGAATGTTGCATCCCCACCAAAATCAGCAAAACCAAAAACTGATTTATCAGAAAGGATGGAACTGGTTGCAACAAATTTTAGACCAGCATATGTCCCATCAACAGCTATTGTTGCTACAGCTAGACCATTGCTTGGTTTTACTGACAAAACAAACCCAGAACCTGCTACAAGAACTATAGAATCTGCCCCAACAGAATTTGCTGGTACAACAAATTTTGTCAAATTTATTGTGTTGGCATTTATATCCAATACTGATTCTATATCGTCTATGTGTTGTTTAACCAAATCAAAATTACCATTTATGACGGCTGGTCCTTGAGATATCGGGCTATTTGGATCTATTGATACTAATGTTATTGCCATATTGTATTTGTTTTGAAACTTTTTTGTTTTATATAATAAAGGATAAAATTTTAAATTATGGGAACTATAAAACTGAATTCAAATTCAACAATCATAAAACTTATCAAAGATATAAACGAGGCTTGTGAATTTAATCCAGATTCCTTCATAACATCTGTTTATAAAGATTTGAGAAAAAATTCATCATCCATAACAACAATATCCGATTCCATAGCACAAAAAGCACTTGAAACCATTGATATTTCAAAGATAAAGACAAAGGATTTCAAAGATATAGGTAATGATTTTTGTGATATTTTTGTATCAGATATTTTATCTATAGTGGTATCAAGAAATTCTGCAACACAAGACAAAATAAAATTCTTGGTTATACACAACAAATCTTCTGTTGTACAAAACGCATTCTATCTTGATATTGATAAAATGAAAATATCAATAGCACAAGGTGAATCAAAAGAAGATAATGAGAATCTAAATATTCAAAGAGGCCAAGTTTTGTCTATTTATTATTTTATTATAAAACAGCTTTCTACACTAAACACCACAGAAGTTGGTATGAAAACAACAAAGAAGATTGGTATAACAACCATAAAAAATAATACAAAATTAAAATTTCACCACATTGATATTGATTAATAATTTTTGTGGTTGATCTTAAGATACCTACTATTTAAGTTGGAAAATTCCACAAAATCATAAACCCCCACAACATTTATTGAATTTTCTGATAATATTATTCTGTTTTGTGATTTTGTGGCATCATTCAAATATGTTGTAGTCACATTATTTGAATTTGAAAATATCTTATTAATTGTTGGATATCTATTGATGCCATTTATTATTGAAACAGATGAATTGGCTGTATTGTTTATTTTTAAGTATTTTGCACAACCCACATCATAAAAAGCATTAGAAAGTTCTATTGTATTGCCTGTTACAGAAACAGATTCAGTGATATTTGAACCATTTAAATTAAAAATTATACCATCTCCTCTCAGTGTATATTTATTGGCTGTCTCAGACGTATCAACATTGTGGAAATTCGTTCCATCGAAAATCATAACCAAAACATTTGTTGATGGTATGGTATTTGATGGACTACCAAGATTCAGTATTGGATATGGTTGTGTGTTTGGCAATGAATCATTATTTGTGTCAAAATCTACTGATAGATTTGTTTGTAAAAAATTCGCATTGTTGGTGATCTTTATGGAGTCACCAACGACAGGAATGTTGGTAGTGCCAACTGTATATTTGTTGGTACTACCAACAAAGAAATTCACAACCGAGCCAATAATTCTATCTCTATAACACCCATTTAAATTTGAAATATTGCAAGATTTGTTGTATGAAAATATTAAATTTGAAGATACCTGTATAATCGAAGATTCGACACCTAGAAGCATAGATCCTTTTAAATTGAAAACTTTGGTTCTAATTGTGTTGAGTATAGAACAATTTTCAAGTATTGATATATCTAAACCACTTGAATTTGCAACATAAGAATTTTTCATTCCAAATATTTCCGAATTTGTTATATTGGTCACAACAGAATCCTCAATATTATCAAGGGTCGAATTTGATAATGCTGTATTGAATGTTGATCTTTTTATATTCTTTATATTCAAATAATTGAAAGAACAAAATCTGCTGTTCCCAACAATACTACCATAAAATCTTGTTTTTTCCGAATTTTCTACAACAGTATTTGATATATCCTTAAATATAGATTTGTTTGAATTTATTACTTTCAAATATGATGATTCAACAGAATTGCTTGATTTCACAAATGAACATAGATAAGAATTTTGAACTTCGATATCAGTGCAATTATAAAACACAACATTCGCTATATTTATATTTGAATTTATTGTGGTTGAATCTACCGATGGGTTAGTTTGGTTTATAATTGGTGAAGTTATTTTTATATTTTTACATACACCATTTATAACAGAGCATGCTTGTACATTCGCACTAAATATTTGTGGATCACATAGAATATAAGAATTAGTTATTGGATCAAATCCTCTTTTGAATCTTATATTTCTAAAATCAAAATCAGCCTCAATATTGTTTGATGTGTCTTTCCGTTTTTTTATATTTCCATATAAAAAACTTGAATTTATATCAAAAGATATCTCATCTGTAGGATTTTCCAATGAAATAACAGAATTTGTATCAAGCTTATTGTTAGATACTGCTCTAAATACTAAAGTTTCTTGTGTGTTGGATGTTGTTATAGCACCATCATAATAATATTGGCATCTATAAGCTATTGAATATAAAATGTTTGGTTGTAAACCGTTATTTGTTATCAAAGTTTTAAGATTCTGAATGTTTGTGTTGTTAATCACTACAACATTATATCCAGAATAAACAACACAAGAACTACCTTCAAGTATACAATAAAGATATTCATCACCAGATAATTCATTATATGACCAAGCAGTACCATCATATTTGGTTGTAGGAATTATTGAATTCCCTATTTTTATAGATACTTGATTTGATGATCCAGATGCAGAGGAAATTTTTATTAAAAAGAAGCTATTGTTTTTTGGTAATGTACCTCCGTTGGGTTGTAAATCATATATTGAAGTATTACTACTATATGTAAATATAGTTTCATATGGTCTAACTATAGCACCTGATGTATCAATTTCAGAGGTATCACCATTTGGATATAAGAATGTTATTTTACCTGAATCAGAATAAAAAATTCTGATTTTGTCTGATTCAGGCAAGATGAATTCGTTCCTATTTCTTTTTTTGAGTATTATCGACATTTTTATAATATTATAAGTTCTCCACCATCTATCTCAAATTCACCACCATCTATCTCGAAACTTTCATGGACAATATATTGAAAACCAGATAAGACATTTATCAATATTCCAGCTGGTATGTAATTTCTTATACCAGATTTACCAGATTTCAAAGGTGTTACAGAATATGATCCGTTTGTATTATATCCCAAAACATATTCTTCTATTGTGGATGGTGAATTTGGTAATGAAATATTTCCAATATCTCCTAACTGTATATTTCCAAAGGTTATACCAGTACCATTTGATTTCACAAAAGTTCCTGTGCCACCAATATTTATAGATAACAAATTATCAAGATTGTTTTTGTAAAATATCTGTGGGATACCAGCTTGATATGTTACATCTTTTAAATTTGTAAATTTATTTTCCTTGGTTTGGAATTTGTTTGATGATACATTGTATAGAAGTATAGAAGAATCTGGTAGAGGATATGAAAAATCTTCAACATCCAACAATTCCCACAAATATTGAGAACCTGAGCCACTACCACCAGAACCGAAATTTACACTTTTTGGAACATATTCTATGCCATCAAAAACCAATATTTGACCAGGGAGTGGTTGTATATTTGAAACATCTGAATGTATTTTTATGCTACCAAGAGAATTGCTATTATAATCATAGATTATGTCAAGAATAGTCCAGATTGAATCTATGGTTTTCTTGGTCTTTTTGAAATTCTCATTTATAGTAACCCTTGATGATGAGTTGCTCTGTGATGATGATATTTCCTGTATATTTATATTTGAACCTTTGGTGTAAACCATTTTAAACCACTTTATTTATGTATTAATTAGGAAACTTTTTTGTCCTCCGTTTATAATGAATCTATACAAAAACGCACAAGATGGATGATTTTAACGATTTGTTTGATTTATCAGACAGCAGAGATATAAAAGATACTAAACCAAATATTAAACATTATAATCATAAACCAGCCAAGAAAGAGGATACATTTGATGTTAATTCTGTGGAAGTCACAGATGAGATGAAAAATTTTCTTTCGGCTATTGATGATAATCTAAATATATTTTTAACTGGATCTGCTGGATCTGGTAAAAGTACTTTAATAAAATATTTCATGAAAACCACCACAAAGAAAATAGCTTTGCTTGCCCCAACTGGTATAGCTGCTTCAAATATTGGTGGTCAAACTTTCCATTCATTTTTTCAACTTGGGATTGGTATCAAGACCAATGCTGAAATGGATAGCAAAAGATATGAAGAAGACAGAATCAGAATGTTCAATTCTATTGATGCCATCATCATAGATGAGGTTTCAATGCTTAGAGCTGATTTAGTTGATATAGCAGACTATGTTTTACAGAAACACAGAAAATCGATACTTCCTTTTGGTGGAGTACAAATGATATTTGTTGGTGATTTAAATCAATTACCACCAGTTGTTGTAAATTCTGAGAGAGATTACATTAGTCATTATTATAAAACACCATATTTCTTCTCATCAAATGTAGTGACATCTTATCCTTTCAGAAAGATTGTTTTAAACAAGATTTATAGACAAACAGATTTAGAATTTATCAATATTCTAAATAGAATGAAAAAGAAATCCAATACACAGGAGGATTTCGATTTCATAAATAACAAATGTGTTGGTAAAAATGTAAAATCGATAGAAGGCTTGGTTTTCGTAACACCAAAAAATGATAGAGCAGATTTCATAAACACTGTGAAATTGAATCAGATCGAAGGTGAAGAATTTTTATACAAAGCACATTATGAAGGGTATTTCGATCCTAAAAACTGTAATGCTTATGATGAACTAAAATTAAAGAAGGATGCTCAAATCATGATGATAATGAATGACCCACAAAAACGCTGGGTTAACGGCACTATAGGAACTGTTGAAAATCTTACTCAGACACAGATACAAGTTCGTATAAAAGACAAAGTATATGATGTGGAGAAATATACTTGGGAAGTTTTTGCTTACAAATTTGATAAAAAAACCGAAAACCTAACCACTGAAAATAAAGGAACTATGACCCAATTCCCTCTCAGATTGGCATGGGCAAACACAGTACATAAAAGTCAGGGTATGACTTTTGATAATATGCATATAGAAATGGACACTGGTTTTTTCGCCCACGGGATGGCATATGTAGCATTATCAAGATGTAGATCTTTGGATGGTTTAAGTCTATCCAATAAACTTACTCAATATGACATCATATATGACCCAAGTGTGATGTCATATCTATCAGATTTGGATTATTAAAAACCCAATTGAAACTTTAATAACGGATATTTTTAAATACAGGATGACATTAGAAGAAATAAGGCCTATCCTAGAGGAATATGGTTTTAAATATACCATAGAAGGCACACAGGGAGTTTTAAAGAAACAAATACAACACAATGGAATTAAAACCCTCAAAATTATAGATGGATATTATTTGGGTGGTCAGCCAATCCTGTATAGATTCAAGTTATATGATGATAACGGATTTTATGATAGCTACACTGGACAAATAAAATCAAAAAAATTTCTGATTGATCTTCTAGATAATTTAAACGCTCTTGATATATTATGACATTGAACAATCCTATTATAGAGAATTATTTTAGCATAGCCATAAAGGAATCTATAAAATCTAAATGTAAAAGATTAAAGGTCGGATGTGTGGTTGTCAAAGGTTATGATATCTTAACAAAGGGTTATAATCACATGCCCAACGAAAGCGATGATTGTGAATGCAATAATGTTTCACACGATTCTGTGGTACACGCAGAATTTGATGCTATACAGAAATATTTTGATAAAATCCAAAATCTGAATTTCTTAAAAAATTCAACAATTTTTATCACACACTCTCCTTGTGTGAATTGTGCTAAATTGCTAGTTTCTATTCAACCAAAAATTGTTTATTATCTTGATTCTTATAGAGATTTGTCTGGTATAAATATCTTAAAAGAGGCAGATATAGAGGTTATCCAATTTATTAACCCTCGTCTTGAGTAGGAATATCATCTTGGGTAATATTTGAGGTATCTTCGGTGTTGTCCAAATCTTCTTCTGAATCTTCTAGCTGTGGTTCATCTTCGAAATTTTTATCAAAATTGTTTTGATAATTTTCACCCATATCACCATTGATTTCTCTAGATTCTGTACCATTTACATTTTCTTCTAATTCTAGAAGTCTTTCATTCTCTTCTATTTCCACATCAGACATTTCGAAATATTTTTTCATTAAAAATTCTGTGGCAAAAATCTGTTTACCATTTGGTTTCGTCAAAGATAGCATGTCTGAAACTATGTCTTTAGATTGGAGATCTTTCTGCTGTCTTAAAATTCTCTCGAAATCTGAATCTGATTGATATTCTAGACCAATACCTGGTTTGAATTCTGGATCTTTCTCAAGAACTTGTATATCCAAACAACACTGGAAATATAATGGGTTCATTATGATTTTTGAAAATTCTGTTCTAAGTCTTTTTAAAAGTTTGTGGAATTGTACCTCATCGAAAGGTACACCAGAATCTGAATATATGCTAAACACACCTGAACCCCCATCTCTATCAAATCTGGAAAAAGGTAACCATGAATCTCTTTGTAATTTCTTCTCAAAATATTTTGCAATATCCATATCAGATAGATCTGGACCATCAAGCTTTAAAGATTCAATGGTAGTATTTGAACCATCTGAATCACCCATGATGAAATTTTTTGCATAATTAAAGTTTGAACTTGAATTGATTTGAACTTGGCCAGATTTGTGATCAATATTAATGTCTTCAGAATATTTATTTTTTATTATGGCAAGTCTTTGTTTGGCTTTTGTTTTGTCTAAGTGACCAACAGGCACAAGAATTTTCAATCTAAAAACAGAATTCATGATAACCCAAGCCACCTTTGTGTTCTCCATGGTTCTCATTAAATTGAAAGATCTTTCAAATCTCTCTGCATAAGAGATATGGCC